CCGTTGTAGCGTGGGAGCAAAATCCGGCGACAAAGGCTAGTGCGGAATCGCACGCTGACATTCACGCGGTTCTCGGCGGTATGGTTGATCGGAAATATGCAATCCGGCCAGAAAAATATGTTTTCGATAAATCACGGTCTTGGTTAAATCCGACTGTTTTGAAAACTATGGCCGCTGTTCAAGGTGAAATTAAAATCATCGCCATGGTTCGGCCTATCGCTGAGTGCTTGGCCTCATTTGTCAAAATTGCAAAGCCGGATGATGTCAAGGATTTTTGCAAAAACTCGCCACTGGCGGCTCACCTGTTTTCGTCATATGAGGGTTTGAAAGCCGCATATGAAGCTTTCCCCGACAGCATTTTGTTCATCGAATATGATGATCTGGTTAGAATAACGGCAACGCAAATGGACCGCATCTCAGCGTTCATTGGGGCGGAGAATTTTAATCTTCACGATGCCGCAAACGTCCCGCCATCTGGTGAAATCGACGAGGTTTGGGGCGTCGAGGGGTTGCACGATGTGCGCCCGGTTATTGATCGGCGCACCTATTCGGCGCGTGAGATTCTTGGGCCTGATCTGTTTCGGTTTTATCAGGGCGGTGAATTTTGGAATGACAATCCGGAAATTGTGCGGGACATTGACCCCCTCGATACACAGCTTCGCGCGTCTATGTGCGGTGATTTCGAAACCGCTAAAACTTTGATAAATCAACTGCGCATCGTCAGGCCCAATTGTAACCGGGTGGCGTTCAATGCGGGATGGTATGAATTGCGCAAGGGCAATCTTCAGGTTGGGCATGAGCTTCTTGATCGTGGTCGGGACGAAGACTTGTTTGGAAACAAGTTTGGTTCTTGTATGCCAAAATGGGCGGGGGAACGTGGCACGGTCTTGTTAAATCTTGAGGGCGGTTTGGGCGATCAAATCCATGCCTATCGTTATGCCTGGGATATCACGGAACGGGAATGTCAGGTTGTGGTCGCTTGTTCGCCGGAGCTTGCGTCGATGTTTGCTGAAAATTTTGTCGCCGTTCAACATGAAGCTGCAAAGGGCGTCTATCACGATCATTGGGTGTCGGGCATGTCGGCGGTGCGCCACTTCGGTTATGAATATGCTGATTTAGACGGCACCAGCTATATCCCAAGAACAGCCCAAGCTATTCCATGTCGCGTTGGAGTGCGCTGGTCTGGCAATCCAAAATTCGAGCATGAGCAGCATCGACTGTTCCCCCCAGAATTGATGTTCGACGCAGTAAAGGGCTTTGATTGCGTTTCATTGCAGCGCGATGAGGGGGCGGACTTAAAACCTGATTGGATGCCACAGGCTGACGTTTCGGATTGGTCAGCTACTCGAAAATCTATCAGTGAATGCGAATTAGTAATAACTTCCTGTACTAGTATTGCTCATTTATCAGCAGCAATGGGAATCGAAACGTGGATAATAGTTCCTATTCTACCCTATTACCTGTGGGCCTTTCCGGGAGACAAAACACCATATTATGATAGCGTCACACTATTCAGGCAAAAGAAGTATGGAGATTGGTCTGCCCCATTTGAACAAATTAAGGAGAAATTAAAATGTATGCACACGTTGAAAATGGCGGCGTAACTTACCGGGGGACACTTCCCAAAACCTGGAAAAACATCTCTGGTTTGCATTTATCGGAAGGTGATGATGACTATCTGAAAACACTAGGATGGCTTCCGTATGTGGAAGTTCCTGTTGAGATTGGTGTGGATGAAACGCCGGATGGTGAAGACACAGTAATCACGGAAACGGAAGTCACTTCAACAGCAAAGAAACGTGCTTTAACGGCGGCTGAGAAAACTGACCGAACCAATAGAGAAGCGTTACAGGAGATCATCCGTCTTGAGGAATTTGAAACTCCTCGCCGCATAGCTGAAGCACTCCCTGATGAGAGCGGTGGATCAGCGGATGGCCGCGCATGGTTTAAAGCTAACCGTGGAAAAATTGCCGTAGAGCGGGCTAAATTGGCATAATCTCTAGCAACGCTCCGATACGTGGTTGGCCCGCTACATGAAAGGTAAAGGCTTGAAATGCCTTTTATCAAGTTCACCTTCACGCCTGGAATCAATCGTGAGTCCACGTCTTATTCAAACGAAGATGGCTGGTTTAACTCCGATTTAATCAGGTTCCGTAAAGGGTTCCCGGAAAAGATGGGGGGCTGGTCGAAGCTCAGTGCCGCTACGATCCAAGGTACTGGGAGGTCCATGCATATCTGGTCCGCGCTAGACGGTGCCAAATACATGGGTCTTGGCACCACATCCAAGTTTTACATAGAAGAGGGGGGGGACTATTTTGATATCACCCCCATACGTCGCACGGTTACTCTTGGCTCCAACCCCTTTACCAGTGGCATATCGGGGAGTGGAATTGTCACGGTAACGGATACGGCACATGGGGCCGTGGTGGGGTCTTTTGTTACCTTCACAGGTGCCACTTTATTTGATGGAATTACCACCGGGGACCTTAATAAAGAGCAGACCATAACCCAGATTGTGGGTGCCAACAGTTACAAAATCGATACAGGAGGGTCGGCCAGTTCCGGATCCACAGCCGGAGGAGGTACTCCCGTTGCTACATACCAATTGAATATTGGTCTGACGACAGAAGTAGCTGGAACAGGCTTTGGGTCCGGTCTTTTCGGTGGTTTTACGATTACTTTTTCCCAAACTACCTTGAACGGTCTTATTTCAGATTCCGCGACTTCCATTATTCTGACATCTGCAACGGACTTCGAGACCGCCTCTACTACCATTGCGGCTAACGTGGATCTTGGGGAAAACGGCTCCATTACGCTTGCGTCCGCCGCCAGTTTCCCCGATGAGGGAACTGTCTTAATAGGCAGCGAGAAAATCAGGTACGCAAGTAAATCCGGGAATATCTTAAATGATCTCACGCGGGAGACCGATGGAACTACACGGGCTGCTCATACCAGTGGCGCAAGCGCCGATTTTGTGGGGCTTATTCTGATTGAAGATGAGCTTATTCAGTACACAGGTAAAACCACCAATACCTTGGATACCGGAGTAGTAAGGGGCGTCAGAGGAACCACTGCTGCGGCTCATGCGGATACTACAGTAGTTAAGGAAGCGAATGCCTTCGTAACCTGGGGCGGCGTAACCTCTTTTGTTACGTCCCAGCGACTGCGCTTGTACGCACAGGACAACTGGGGGGAGGATCTGCTCTTTAACGTGGTGAACGGAGCGCCTTATTACTGGGACAAGACCCTTGGCCTTTCCACAAGGGCCACTACTTTTGCCTCTCAGAGTGGATCCTCTGATGCCCCTACCATAACCCGGCAGATGCTGGTTTCCGGGACAGACCGCCATGTCGTCTGTCTTGGGTGCAATGAATTAGGAGAAACAGATCAGGATTTACTTCTGGTCCGTTGGTCCGACCAGGAAGATCCTTTTGACTGGACCCCCACGGCGACCAACACTTCAGGAAGCCAGCGCCTGTCTACGGGTTCCGAAATCATTGCAGCCGAGAGAACGAGGCAGGAGACGTTGATCTGGACGGATACTTCTCTCTATTCCATGCGTTTTACAGGGCCGCCTTTTACTTTTGGCTTTGCCATGGTGTCGAATAATGTGTCTATTATATCCCCTAATGCCGCCGCTGTTGTGGGGGATAAGATATTCTGGATGGATCGTGAGAACTTCTATGCTTACACAGGACGTTTACAAGTAGTCCCGTGTACCGTTCTGCGATACGTTTTTGATGATATAAACTTGGATCAGTCCCGTAAATTCTTTGCCGCCCCCAATCGCATGTTTGACGAGGTGTTTTTCTTCTACATCTCTTCTTCGGCCACTGAGATAGATCGCTATGTCAAGTATAACTACACAGAAAACACATGGGATATAGGAAGCCTGTCGCGTACTGCGTGGGTAGATTTTGGCATTCACACCAATCCCCGTGGTGCAGGATCCATTAGTGGAACGGAAGCTGTATACGTACACGAGAATACGGAAAACGATGATGGCTCTGCCATGAACTCGTTTATCGAGTCTTCTGACTTTGACATTGGCGATGGCAACAATTTCCAGTTCATCAGCAAAATTATCCCGGATATCGTACTGACAGGAACTGAAGCAGAAGTGGACTACGTCCTCAAGACCAGGAACTATCCAAACGATTCTCTAGCCACCGAGGCGACAGCCACTATAACGGCCAGCACCCAGAAGGCGGATGTGCGATGTAGGGGGAGAACGGCCACTTTGAGAGTAGCCAGCAGTACCGTGGATACGGCCTGGACCCTTGGGGATACCCGCGTTGATATCCGCCCAGATGGAAGGCGATAATGGCTTCTTTGCTCGACCATAATTTTCCGATGGTTCCCGAGGAATACGATCCCGATACTTTTGCCCGGATTATGAGAGATTTGGAAATGGCCCTGACCAAGTTCGATTTTCCAGCCGTGATGAGCGGGGAAGACGATACCAGGGGCTTTAGCTGGTTTATGGAATAATGGCTTCTGCGTACAAAAATATAGGTACTCTGGTCGGTTCGACGGGGGATGTTACAATATATACCTGTCCTACCGCGACAGAAGCGATTGTAAAGGCTTTAAATCTGTATAATAGTCACAGCGGAAATGTAGTGGTGTTGACAAAGATAAACGATAGTTCGACTTCTACATTGGTGATACTTGCCAACACCACCATCGCCACGACGGTTACCTCGTCCCTCGCCGGTCCTTTTGTTATGGAGGACGGCGATACGCTCATACTCAATTGCGATAATGCATCGAAGATATATGCTTTCGCCAGCGTACTCGAGGTATCCTAATGCAATATGCCCAACCCAAATATCAAGGTGATCCCACCATAGCCTCATTGGCCAATGGTCTGGGGACACTTGGCCGATACGGCGACAGTTACATGGTCC